ATTCTTTTTCTGTATCAAAAAGCGAAAAGGGAACTCAAAGTTTAATCATGGCTGAAGAAGGACTTGTAAGCGGTCTTTCAGTAGGCGTTGAAGTAATCAAGTCCAAAATGAAGAGTGGCATCATGCATGTAAGTGCTGCTCGTCTCTATGAAGTCAGTTTAGTGACAGAGGCCGCTTTTAAATCGGCAATGGTCACTGATATAGCTGCTGAGGAAACTCCAGAAGCAGTAGAAGAAATCCAACCAACAGAAAGCGAGCAATCAATGGAGAACACTCCAGAGACTGTTGCAGCACCAGTAGAGGCAGCAGCAGTTGAAGCTGCTCGCCCAACTGTGGCGGTAACTAATGTGCGTGAGCGCATTGCACCAATTACATCAGAACAATATCTAGGAGCATCTATTAAAGCTGCTCTTGGTGATAACGATGCTCGCCGCATCGTTGAAGCAGCAGATGATTCTACTGCAACAAACACTGGTCTAACATTGCCAGCACACCTTACAAACTTCGTAACAACAACATTCTCAGGACGTCCTGCATTTGATGCAGTAACACGCGCTGGAACTGTTCCACAACTTAGCTTCACAGTGCCAAAGATGGGCACAGCTCCAACTACTGCTTCAACAGCAGAAGGTGCAGCTCCATCTGAAACAGGAATGACTTCAAGCTATGACACAGTCACAGCAGCTAAGTACTCATCACTAAACCGAGTATCTTTTGAGCTTCTAGATTTTTCAAATCCTGCATTTGAGACATTGCTTCTTAATGAAATGCGTAAAGGCTATGAAAAGGCTACAGATGCTGCTCTTATTGCTGCATTTACAACTTCTGGTGTTCAAGCAACTGGTGTAGCTGCAACAGCAGCAGGACTTCAGAGCTTCATTGCAACTGAATCAGCAGCAGCATATAAGGGAACTGGTGGAGACTATGCTCGCAAGCTAGTAGCCTCGACAGATCAGTGGGCTGCAATTCAAGGATACGCAGATACCACTGGACGAGCCCTATATTCAGCACAAGGCGCAACATACAATGCTTCAGGTGCAGCTTCAGGTTCATCTACTGTTGGAAACATTCTAGGCACAGACCTAGTAATTGACCACAACATTACTGTTTCAGGAATTGTTGATGAGTCAGCATTCTTGGTTGCTCCAGATTCAGTTTATGTCTGGGAGTCACCAACAACTAACCTTCGCGTTAATGTTCTTACAACAGGCGAAGTTGAAATCAACATGTATGCATACTTAGCAATTTATGTTGCTAAGGCTGGAGCAGGCGTGCGCCGCTTCAATTACACAGCTCCGTAAGCTGTAACTAAGTCACTCAGAGGGGCTGTAGCCCTCAGCCCCTCTGAGTCTTTAGAAAGGAATCGCAATGGCACTTACGACAGTCGCTACTCTGAGGAGCACACTTGGAGTTGGCACATTGTACAGTGACGCGACCCTTCAATCTGTGTGCGATGCTACAGATGCAGTCCTTATTCCAATGTTATGGACTCCTAATCAATACGCCATTGCGCATAGCAATATCCCATCAGTGGGCACTCTTTATTTTGATGTACCAGTTGCAGAAATTTTTTATGTTGGAGAATCTGTAACTATTTCAAACTGTGGTACAAAATACGCTGGAACTAAAACAATTACTGGCGTTGGTGAATACTCAATTACTCTTGCAACAAGTCATACTACAACTGTGAAATATCACCCAATTGAACCTTATGGCACAGTTGCCCCAGAAACTTACACAGACTGGACTATTGACGAAGCTGTAAAAAATGCTGCTCTTATGATCAGCGTAGAAATTTGGCAAGCCAGAACCGCTACCCTTTCAGGTTCTAATCTTGTCGATTTCCAGCCATCCCCTTATCGCATGTCAGCACAACTTCTGGCAAAGATTCGGGGCATGATTGCCCATGCATTAGACCCAAGATCCATGGTCGGATAATGCCAGTTGCGATTACTACACTTAGAACCACTTTAGCGACTGCCCTAGTCAATAACGCTAAGTGGCAGACCTTTGCCTTTCCACCAGCTACAGTCTTGGCTAACTCAGTTATTGTGTCACCCGATAATCCCTATTTGACTCCCAATAACAATTCTCAAATTTCAATTAGCCCTCTTGCTAATTTCAAGATTGTAATGACTGTGCCTTTGTTCGATAACGAGGGCAACCTTAACGGTATTGAGGACACAGTAGTTAGCGTGTTTGCACTACTTGCTGCATCTTCTTTGACCTATAATGTAAGCGCAATAAGCGCACCTAGCGTTCTCAATACTGCTTCGGGAGACCTTCTCAGTTGCGAGATGTCCGTATCAATTCTAACAAGTTGGAGTTAATCATGTCCGATAACGACAAAGCAAACGCAGAATGGCTCGTGCGAATCGGTCAAACTGCAACAGCACCAAAACCAGTCACTAAGAAAGATGAGGAATAAAAATGGCTCAAGGCTTAACAAATAAGGTCGGTTTCAAAGTAGGTACAACAGACCCTGCCTCAATCGATCTAAGTGCGTATGTCACAAATTTTACATTAACGCGTTCAGTCGATAGCTTGGAAACCACAGCAATGGGTGATACAGGGAGACGTTACGTTGCAGGGCTCCAGACAAATTCCATAACTGTGGAACTAATCAATGACGATGCAGCATCAGCAGTTCTACAGACAATGAACACATTGTTTGCTACTAATGCATACTTTAAGTGCGCACTAGACAAATCAGCATCAGGAGCAGCAAACAACCCATTTTACAGTGGGCTAATCTTGGTTGATTCTATTACTCCGATTAACGGCGGCGTAGGCGATCTAGGTGTCCAGAGCTTGACTTTTCAAGTCTCAGGAGCAATCACAGTAGCAACCACAGGTACATTCTAAACAACTAAACAAAGGGGCAAATCATGGCACAGTTGAAAATTACATTTGAAGATGGAAAAGTAGTGCAAGGGGAAGTAACTCCTATCATCGAATACATATTCGAACAGCACTATAAAATGGGCTTCCATAAGGCGTTTCGAGAAGAAGAAATGCAGACCCAAATTTATTTCCTCTCCCATGAAGTTTGTAAGCGGTTAGGTGAGCCAGTAGATGCAAGGTTAGAGACTTTCATTTCCACTCTAAAAAGTGTTGAGGTGTTGGACTCCGACCCTTTGTCTTAAAGCGCGATCTCCCATTCACTTACCTTATTGCTCGATTGAGCATTAGGTTGGGGGTCGCGCCACAGCAGTTATTGGAGTTAGACCCGACAATGCTTCAAGCGTTGATGCAAGGTCTTAGAGATGAAGCAAAGGAGATAGGCGATGCCAATAGAAGTAAAGGGCGTAATCGCACTCCGTAAAGCTCTTAATGCTTATGCTCCAGATTTGGCTAAGGAATTGACTAGCGAGATTACTAAATCTCTCAAAGTAATCCAAAAAGATGCTAGAGGATTCATTCCTTCAATGGCTCCTAATAATCTCTATAACTGGAATGACAACGCTAAAGGCAAGCAGATTACTGCTAAAACTTCAATGTTTAGAACCTTCAATACAGAAGGTCGCTTGCGTATGTTTCCACTCTATAATGCAACTGAAATTAAACGCGGCATTGTTTATCGCACTGGATACGGCAAGCCAAACTCTAAAGGTTTTCGTTCTCTCTTTCGCGTAAGAAATCAATCAGCAGCTGGTGCAATTTATGAAACTGCTGGTCGTACTCACCCTAACGGAGACCCAAGAAGCAAATCTAATAACCCTCAAGCTGGTGCTAGATTTGTCCAGCAAGGTGCGCTTTACGGCAAAAAGACTACTGGTTCAAGTGGTGACATGCGTGGTCGTGCAATCTTTCGCGCTTGGGAGCAGGATCAAGGAAAACAACTTGCTCACATTATGCAAGCAATTGAAAACACTAGAGTCAAGTTTAACAAGCGAGCAACCGTTAGCAGTGTAAGGGAGTCAGCATGAGTAATGTAGTCATTGACATTGCAGCGGAATTTACTGGCAAAAAAGCATTTAAGCAGGCTGACACAGCGGCACAGAAATTAACTAAGACTGTCGGCAATCTTGCTAAGGGATTTGGCATTGCCTTTTCAGCCAGAGCTCTGGCTCAATACAGCAAGCAGGCAGTCCTAGCCTTTGCAGCAGATGATAAGGCAGCAAGAGTTCTTTCTCGTACTCTCGACAATTTAGGTTTAGCCTTTGCAAATCCAGCAGTCAAAACATTCATATCGGATTTAGAAAAACAATACGGGATTCTTGATGATTTTTTGAGACCCGCTTATCAGAAGTTAGTGACCACGACTGGAGATTGGCGTAAGTCTCAGGAATTATTAAAGACTGCTCTTGATTTAAGCGCACAAAGCGGTGTCGATGTCGTTTCTGTGACAGATGATATTGCAAGAGCATACGCTGGCAATACTAAAGGCTTGCAAAAGTATGGGCTAGGTCTAAGTAAGACCCAACTCAGCGCAATGTCATTTGAAGAAGTTCTAGCCAGAATCACAAAAATTTCTAGTGGTCAAGCAGCTTTAGCAGCTGACACTTATTCTGGAAAACTAGACAAACTTAATGTAGCAGCAGCTAATGCTTCAGAAACAATTGGCGGCGCACTTGTTGATGCCTTTGTAAGTTTGGCTGGTGATGGAAACATTGACAAAGCAACTGGAAAGATTGATTTGTTAGCTCAATCTTTAGCAACCTTAATTTCCCCCAAGCGTATGGCTGACCTTTTTGCTGGTGTTGATTTGAAATATGGTTTTATTCCAATCAACAAGACACCTAACACAAGCAGATCTAAAAGCCCAGCAGGAACCTACGCTAGAAATCAGGCAGAAATCAAAGCTGCCGCCGCTGCTAAGAAGCAACAGGCTGACCTATTGGCAACCAATAAGAAAACATTAAAATCCCAGCAGGATGCATTAAAGCTGGCAAAAGCTAAGTCAATCTTTGACAATCAAAAGATTCAGATTGAAGCAGCTCTCAAGGGTAAGATTTCAGAAGAAGATAGAATCCGCTTGTTACTTCTTAAAGCAATTGCCAATGAGAACATAGACGATATTGAAAAATACACAAAGATGCTTAATGAAGTTCAAGGCAAAGTTACAGAACTGCAAGCAACTTTGGAAGATGTTTATGCAATGGATGCAGGCAATCCTTTCGTTTCATGGGAGATTGGCCTAGATGGAGTCCAGCGAGCACTAATCCAAATTGGCGATGACTCTATTGAATTAACTAATACCCTTGCACAGAACTCTTTGGCTATGGGCTTGATGGGTGGAGCATCCTTTGCTCAAGCTTTATCAGGTGCGCGTTATGCAGCTCAAGCGGCTGCGGCTGCGGCTGCGGCTGGATTTACTGGCACACTAGGTGATTTGCCACCAGCAGGTAATACTCCTGTTGGTAACACAAGTGGCAATACAACTGTTACAGTTAATGTTGCAGGCACTGTTACTGCTCAAGCAGATTTAGAAAAAGCCATCCAAGATGCAATCAATGCATCTAATGCTTCAGGAAGTGCTAACTACTTAGCTCCTAAGACTTGGAGAGCAGAAGTCTAATGGCATTGCCAGCAACTATTGGAGTAACCATTAACTTTAGCGATGGTCCAACTTACGGCTATCCATTTACTATTGGATCATCGTTTTATGGCATACTTGGAGTTAATGAACTAGCAGGCGGTTCTGCCTCATCTTTAACTCAGGATTTCTCTGCTCAGACTACACAGATAGCAATTCGTAGAGGTCGTGACCTTTTTACTGATACTTACAATACAGGTCAAGCAACAGTTAAGATTCTTGATCCCAATGGTGACTTCAACCCACAGAACACAGCATCTCCTCTGTATGGCTTTGTAAAGCCTTTACGCAAGATACAGATTACTGCCACATACTCAGGCACTACTTACTATCTCTTTAGCGGTTATACCTCGGAGTATCGCTATACCTATCCAGTAGGTCAAGAAATCGGCTATGTCACTGTTGCAGCTTTTGATGCCTTCAAGATATTTAACCTAGCCCAGATTGGCACTGTGGCTGACTCAGGCTCTGGTCAAGATACTGGCACTCGAATCAATCGCATTCTTACTCAAATTGAATGGCCTAACTCCATGCGTACTATTGCAACGGGTGACACAATCTGTCAGGCAGACCCTGGCTCAGCTCGTACTGCACTCCAAGCCTTGCGCGTAGCAGAGTTCAGCGAACTAGGTGCTTTCTATGTTGATGTTGCAGGCAATGTTGTCTTTAAGTCTCGAGCTGAAACCATCGAATCTTTAAGTGGCACGCCAACAGTATTTAACCAGACTGGTGGCATTCCTTACGCTAATCTCAAGTTCTCATTCGATGACAAGCTCATCATTAACTCAGCCAATATTACTCGCATAGGTGGCACTACTCAGACCTATACCAACACTGCAAGCGTAGATACTTACTTCTTGCACTCTGTTGCTTCTAATAACCTTCTAATGCAGACAGATGCAGAAGCTATGAATCTTGCTACTACTTATGTCAATAGTCGCAAGGACACCACTATCCGCATTGACTCCATGACCCTAGATTTATGTACCCCAAATTACTCAGCAGGGGTCACTGCTGGGCTCAGTCTTGACTATTTTGATAATGTCACTATCTCAAATATCCAGCCAAATGGCGATACAATTACCAAGACCTTGCAGGTTCAGGGTGTCAGTCATGACATCACTCCTAATACTTGGTTCAGCACTTTCACCACGATGGAGCCAATTACCGATGGCTTCCTCATTGGGAACTCAGAATACGGTATATTAGGCATCTCAGCCTTAGCATGGTAAAGGAGCAATAAATGGCAACAGGCTTTCCAGCAGTAACGGGAGATGTCCTATCAGCAGCTATGTTCAATGGCTTGGTGGCATACACTCTTAATACTCAAACGGGTTCAACCTACACACTTGCATCTACGGATCAATATCAGGTCTTAGTAGTAACTAGCAATGCAGGAACAAAGACAGTAAGCATCCCAACAGATGCCACTTATGCATTCCCAACAGGAACTGCAATTACAATCGTTAATACAGGTGCAGGGTTACTTACTATCAATGCTGTGACCCCTGGCACAACTACTGTCTATAGCACTGGAGCAACATCTACTGCACCAACGGTGGCACAATACAAAGCTGCAGTTGCTCTTAAGACTGCAACTAATGGCTGGGTTGTAACAGGCGGTATTGCATAAAATGTTAAATGTTGCCGCTGCTTTATTTGTACCCCCTTATGCTCCCAACCCAACTCCTACTATGGAGTATTTAGTTGTAGCAGGCGGTGCAGGTGGCGGTGCTGACTGTGGTGGTGGTGGTGGTGCAGGCGGATTCCGCACTGCAACTGGTCTTTCAACTTCAGGAGCATTTACTGTAACTGTAGGTGCTGGTGGAGCTGGTGGTCCTGTTTCAGGTAACGCAGGAACTAGCGGAAGCAACTCGGTCTTTCACACAATCACTTCAACAGGCGGTGGTGGTGGTTCAGGACGCAATAATAACAATGGTGCAACTGGTGGATCAGGTGGTGGTGCTTCAGGATTAAACGCCAATACAGGAAAAGCAGGAACTTCAGGACAAGGTAATGCTGGTGGTAATTCAACTACTTCAGGTTCAGCTGGCGGTGGTGGTGCTTCAGCAGTAGGTGCAAATAACGCTTCTTCAAGTAATGGCGGTGCAGGTGGTAATGGTACGGCTTCCTCAATAAGCGGTTCATCATTAAGTTACGGTGGCGGTGGTGGCGGTGGAGATTCTGGTAACTCTGCAAGCGGTGGTGGAGCTGGTGGTACAGGCGGTGGTGGAGCTGGTGGAAATAACACTAATGGATCACGCGGTAATCCTGGAACAGTAAATACTGGTGGTGGCGGTGGTGGCGGTGGTCGTGAATTAGGACCTGGCTCAGGCGGAGCAGGCGGTTCAGGAATTGTTATTGTGCGTTACACAAATACCTTTGATGATATTCAAGTGAGCGTAGGCTTAACTTATACATTTGCAAATGCTGGTGGATATAAGGTTTATACATTCACAGCAGGAACAGGAACGGTGACAGTCTAATGGCGCACTACGCATTCCTTGATGAGAATAATATCGTTACTGAAGTAATCACAGGCATTGATGAAACAGAACTAATTGCAGGTGTAGAGCCTGAAGTATGGTATAGCCAGTTTAGAAATCAGGCTTGCAAGCGCACTTCATATAATGGCAATATCCGCAAGAATTATGCTGGTATTGGTTATATCTATGATGAGACCCGCGATGCTTTTATTGCTCCAGAACCAGAGAATGCAACAGGCTTCGATGAAGAAACCTGCACATGGATAGTGCCAAGAGCAGATGAAACCCAGACTATCTAAAGCTGCTATCCAACTTCGTGAGCAACTAGATGATTCCTTCCCAGATCGTGACAGGGCATCGGATGGTTGGGTCGGTGATACCCGACACGCTGCTCGTAAGTCTGATCATAATCCAGATGAGCAGGGCTGGGTTCGTGCCATTGACATTGACGCAGAGCTGTTCGGTGCAGGAGTCAAACCGTATATCATGCCAGACCTTGCAGATCAGCTTCGAATCAGTTGCAAGTCTAAGGCAGAAAAGCGCATCTCGTACATTATTTTTAACGGCAGGATTGCGTCTCCCATTTTTAACTGGAAGTGGCGTAAATACACAGGGGCTAACAAACACACTCACCACATGCATGTCAGCTTTAAGAAAGAAGCTGACCTTCTGGGTGAGTTTTTTCAGATACCTATGCTAGGAGCAAACTAATGAATATGAAGAACCCTTATGTGCTTACTGCTGGAGCTTTTCTATCAGCTTGGGCTGCAACTAATTTCGCAGCAGATTACCGAGCAATCCTTTGGGCAGTTCTTGCTGGTGTTTTTGGATATGCGACCCCTAAAAAGTGACACAGTCCGATTTCTTCACGCTATACCTAGGCACGCTGGCAATAGTCGGTGGCTTGTCTGGGTATGTCATTACTCATCTGTTGTCTGAGATTAAAAGACTCAACACGCGAGTCGATGAAATCTATAACATCTTATTAGACAGGTAACATTCTGCTATGGCAAGAAAAGCAACTAAGGCATTAGAGGAACAAGGCTACTCAAAGCTTGATGCTTATTGCATTGGCTTATATGAGTACTTTTGCAGTCTTAAGCGAGCAGGCTTCAAAGAAGATGTAGCCATGTTTATGATTACTGAACCTCAATCCTATCCTGCTTGGATATTGCCTGACCCTGTCGATCCAGAGAAGTTCGGCAATTACGAAGATGAGGACGATGACTAAAGCCCGCTATCTTGTTATATCGGATTTACAAATCCCATATCACCATGAGCAAGCTGTTAAGAATCTTATCAAGTTAGTAAAGCGAGAGAAGTTCGACCTGATTCTCAATACAGGCGATGAGTTAGATATGCAGAGCCAGTCTCGCTGGGCTCAAGGTACTAAGTTAGAGTGGGAAGGTACGCTAGATGCTGACAGAAGCCTTGCGCAAGATATTCTCTATGAACTCGGCACAACAGATGTCACTAGAAGCAACCATACGGATAGGCTCTACCATACGCTATTACGAGCACCTAGCCTCATCGGATTGCCCGAGCTTGAATACTCCAAGTTTATGGACTTCAACGGGCTTGGAATCAGATTTCATAAAAGACCATTCGAGTTTCATAAGGGATGGGTCTTAGTCCATGGCGATGAAGGATCAATGAACTCTAATGCTGGACTGACAGCTCTAGGGCTGGCTAAGAAGTTCGGCAAGTCTGTGGTCTGTGGTCACACGCACAGGGCAGGCATTAGTGCCTTCACAGAGGGCATAGGAGCCTCATACAGGACTCTTTGGGGCTTAGAGGCAGGAAATGTCATGGACAAGAAAAAAGCCTCTTATTTAAAGGCTGGGAGCGCTAATTGGCAGATGAGCGTGGCAGTCATCGAGACGCATGGAGATCGCGTAAGTCCGATGCTAGTGCCTATAAACAAGGATGGGTCATTTACCCTATATGGACGACTTTACGCTTGATGTAGTGCGCACCATCGACACGATGATTGACGAGGGAGAATTGTTACCATTTCGTTATCAGAATGTGCTTGATTAGTCTGGCCATTATGTAACACTAATCCTGTACCCAATCAAGGGCATTGGGGCGGATAGGTAAAAATCATGGCAACGATAGAGATTTATGAAAGTGCAGTAACTACAAAGGAAATCCTGTATTGCATCTATTGCGATGGACAGGTTACAAATCAAACCCATTGCATCCCCTGCAATGAATACAAGAGTGTTGTCACACTGTCTCAGTATGTTGAGTTCAATGGACATTACCCTCGCATCAAGGCGGTCAAATAATGAAAATCACAGCTAAAGACTTTGACAATTTGACAGACACTGTCATGGGATGGAAAGGCAATGACTGGGAACTGCAAGCTGATAGATTCTCAGATAAGCCTGCATTTGATTGGGCAGTAGTATGCTGGTATGACTCAGTAATCAGCATGATTATGGCTCGCACATTCTTGGAGCAGAATGACTACGCATTCCAAGAGTCATACGATCACAACATGGAATCTTGGGTATTGCTAACTAACTACGACTCATTCAATATGGCGGTGTCAGCATGACTAACAATGAGAAGCTACTAATTATCTGCCTTATCGGAGCAAGTATCAGCTTTATAGTTATGGCAGTCACATCCTACAAAGAAGCCTATGATCGTGGCCATCGCGATGGCTGGCATAAAGGCAGAGCTGTAAATCGCTCAGAGTTCTGGTCAGAATGAAACATGCAGAGATACTTAGTTCTGCCACCGACCTTTACTCGGACAGAGGGCTCGCTTATGGTCACCCAAGTGACAATATGGCTAGAGCAGCCAGACTCATTAGTGCCTACCTTGAAATGCCAGTGGAAGATTACCAAGTCGCAGTTATCCTATCGCTGGTCAAAATCGCAAGAACAATCGAAGATGGAACAAGAGTCGATTCTTGGATTGATGGAGCCAGTTATCTAGCAATCGCTGGACAACTACAAACAGAGGAGAATGAACTCTATGTTTAATTTAGCCGATTACGAACCAGTTGAGGTGAGACTTGAAAAGTTTATTAAGGACTATCCAGATTTTCGTATTAGCACTGAGTTGGAAGTTGTGGAAGCAACTCGATACATTGTTAAGGCTTATCTCTTTAAGACTAGCCAGGACAGCATCGCATGGGCAACAGGGTACGCTGAGGAAACAGTTAGCTCTCGCGGGGTCAATCAAACTTCTGCATTGGAGAATTGCGAGACATCGGCTATTGGCAGAGCACTTGCAAATGCGGGTTATGCTCCTAAAGGAAAGCGCCCTAGCCGCGAAGAAATGAGCAAGGTTGCACCAAACCATCCAGCTCTTAAAGTAGTCAAGCAAGAAGTAAAGCCAGCACCACAAGACATTAAAGAGGGTGACACTGATTACTGGACTACACCAATCGGATCATCTGTCAAGACCACTAACGCACCAGTAACTCTAGAGACTGCAATGGCAACAGTGACAGAGATTCTAGGTACGGCAGAAGCTTTGGATGCACCTAGTTGCAATCATGGCCACATGGAATGGCGTACTGGTAATTCTAAAGGTCGCGATTGGGCTGGATATTTCTGTACCACAAAAGGCCAAACTGGTGGGATGGATAAGTGTCCAACGCATTGGTATAACCTTTCAAGCAGCGGTAAATGGGAACCACAGAAGGCGAGGGTATAATGGGGTATGCAGAGTTTCACACAGCTGACGGCTGGGTTAATGTGGAAGATGTGCCTATGATTGACACAGTTAATTGCCAACTATGCAACGAGCCAACACTGGCTTCTGACATTACGATCACTGCAAGAATTGTTGAAGGCGTAGTAGTTGCTGGCACTTGGTCTTGCAACAAGTGCAGGGCTGTTAATGGATAAGGAAACGCTTCTAATGATGCTAACTCTTGCTCTATTTATTGGCGGAGTTGCAATGGGTTACATGGCTGGAATGAACCATTAGCCAACACAGAAAGCACCGAGGTTTCCGCACAGAGCGGGTGGTCGCACAGTACCTATCGACTGTATGGCCATTTGCTAGTGTGGGAAGGGGGAATGGTAAAGATATTCAGTCAGTGCCTTTTGACTGTGAAGTTAAGGCAAGGGCTGGATTTCAACCAAAGGCAGTCTTGGAGCAGATTCGTAAGCGCACAGCCGTTTCGGGGGAATTAGGCTTTGCAGTCTTGCGACTCAACGGGCAGGGAGAAAATGCAGCGGAGTATGCCTGCATCATCCAGCTCCAAGACTTGCTTCCACTTCTAGAATTAAAGTATGGTCACATTAAAGTTGATCCAGAGGATGCAGATATTCAACGCTGTAGCTGTGGATCATGGATGATTGGGGAATGTAAAACATGCCAGCCTACGATTACAAATGTGGAAGATGCGGATTAAAGAATGAACTGCATCATGGCTGGCATGATAAACCAACAGTTCTATGTACTTATTGTAATGAACCGATGAGTAAGGTAATTAGCCCAGTAGGGGCAATCTTCAAGGGTACTGGATGGGGTAAAGACCCTAAATAGTTATCCACAAAGTTATCCACAGGCAACTGTTAAGGAGACACAATGAAACGAAACACCGCTCTGACCAGCACTTATAGTAATGAGTTTGACAGCCATGGTACGCTAACGGCGCAGAGCCTCTCAAAGGCTCACCGCAAGCCCTTCAGGGGCGTAGCTTGCGGGGTGCTAGTAGCTATTGGGATATCT